TATATCGCCACCCTCACCAGTTAACGCACCGTCAACCGACGTGGCAATCCTAGCTCCGCTCTTATCGTTCTCAAATCGTTGTTTTTGGTTTTGATCTGACGTTAGGTCAAACACATGCCCAAAGTGGTCTTGATACCACTGGCTGTCGAGCAACCGACGACATTTAACGCTATCCCTGATCGACAGGGAGCTTGCGTAGGATGCGTAAAGGAATTTCTTGTCTGGTTGCCTTGCCCAAGTCCAAGCTGGCAGTGCCACGGCAACTGAGATCGACTTCATGTGTCTTGGCGGTACATTGATGATTAATTTCTTGATGTCACCCTCGACAACTGCCTGGAGGTGGTCAGATATTGCGTCGATGTGCCAATTGTTTACAAAAGGTTGGGCTGGCTCAATACTAGGCCAACTAGCCTTCGTAAACTCCCTCAATGATCTGCGGTACTTCTCCGCTCTCACTTGTTCTAGGGTTAGACTGCTCAAATACCTGTTCAAGTTGTTGAAGTTGTTCATTTGGAATCCCAGTTAAATCTATGACGTGCCTCTGCTCTATAGTTGACTGCACCTCTTGCTTATCAACCCACCCTGCTCTGTTTTTCAAATAGAAAATCATGGCAGTATTATCCTTGTCCACCGTGGCCTTTTCATACAGGGCATTGGTTACATTTGCGATACCCTTACCTCGACCTCTTTTTATCGCATCGGAAAAATCGGAATATTCGTTCTGTTTATCAAACAAAGTTGCCTTGTGAATGCCCAACACAAGAGCGATCTGATCGACAGTTAAGCCTTGTGCAGCTAGGTTTTCTACCTGTTCACATACTTCTGGAGTGACCTCAAATCTTGGCCTTCCTACTTTTCTTTTTTCTTTACTCATCCCTGAAACCTTTTCTCAGTGGTTAACCGTAGTTTTAATATACACATATTTACGCAAAAAAAAAGCCCCACCGAAGTGAGGCTCTTTCTCTCAGGGAAATTCTCTTTAATTAATTTACTTTTCATCCTTTATAAGTTCAAAGCTATCTGTACGAACCCACATTGAAACTAAGCTCATTCCACCAATATCTTCACTTAAAATATTTCCAGTTTTTTCAGAGTTTTTAAACTTAATAAGAGGCTTCTCATTTTTATATCTTTTTTTGTTATTTTTAATTTCTTGTGGACTTTTATATAGCCTAAAACCTTTCATGAGATCTAATGGCAAGTCTTCTATTTTTATTTTATTATGCATAAGAGCATTTATAACTCGTGCATAAAATTTTCCTGTATCAGCACCTATACGCCAAGATTCCAATGCTTCTTGGCGTATAGTTTCTTTTGTAAGTTCATCAGCCATATCAACCCCAATCCTTTTCGTCATCCTGACTATTGTAGGCAGTCAGGTATGCCTCAATTTGACCTTTTGTCATTTGATCTCGCTCCACTCTATTTGACTGGTATGCGTAACCAACATAGTAATGTGGCTCTGGTCTCCTTCCGTAGTAGGCATCTACAGAGCCTCTCTCGGTAGCTGAAACTATTGCATGTGATGTCATCCTACCATTATCCTTCTAAAAACAACCTCACCAGATGGATCGCTGTACGTCACAACTTCATTTTCTGAACACTCAAGTTCATCAAGTACACCACTATCTCTTAAAAGATTGCTATCCCACTCATCTTGAGCTTTTATGTCATACAATGATACAATTTTACTTGGCGCGTCACCATAACCTTCAGCCCACTCCACAAGAAACTTCTTATTTTTATCTTGAGTCATTTTATTTCTCCCTGGTTTAATCATACAAAACATATAATAACATTTACTAGCAATTACAAGTATAAAAAGACCCCCACCTAAAATTAATTAAGTGGAGGCCAATTCAGCTCAGTGTCTTAGGGAGAAACACATGATATCAAATTAAGGCGGTTGATATCACTCTGAGCTAACCTCGGAAGCTAGGGCAAGATATGCCGCACCATCCATCGAGCTGTCTTCACTCGGTTTGTACGCTAATCTGGAAACTTTTAAAAGGCTCATCATGACACAGGCATCGTGCGGTGATATATCGACACCAGTGTAAGCTGACCACAGTGCGGCTAACTTCTCGAAACTTTCCTGTGGCTTTCCATACTCAGACTGCCTCGCACCATCCACAATCATTGCCGCATCAACTAATAACTTACTCGCTCTCGCCATTTTTCTTTCTCCTTTTAAAACGGTGGCTCTTCATTGTTTTCAGTGGGAGACCATGCCACATAGCGTACCCTCTGAAAATTTGATTTAGTTTTTATTTCATGCCCAAACATTTGGATCAAAAATATTTTGAGGTCGTGGCTAAACACATCAGTCATTTTTCTTTCTCCTGTATTCTTCTGGTAAATGCTCCGCGCAGTACCACGTTCCTAGTTTCTTTCTCCTGAAGTCCACGCCAACCCCATGACCAGCATTGACATCTCCGCACACTGAACAGGGATGCCAAAATATTCTAGAACCTTCCAACCCCTTGAGACCCCTAAACTTCGGCCTCCTGTACTCTTCCTCGTCACCCATATGAGCCACCTTTTTTCGATCATGATGAATATATATGAATACCTATAGGTAATTCATATTATTCATACATTGTATGATTTGCTTATGAAACGTGTATGAAATGTATGAAACACATTTATAAGCCATTGTTTTTATTATATTTAATTTTTCATACATTTTCATACTTTTCCTTCTTTCGACAACAGCCAGATTTGACCCAAATTCATACAGATAAAGTCATGTGAAATCAGTGCCTCGATTGTCTGTCTCCAGGCTGTCCTAGAGTTCGCTCCAGTGAACTTTCCCTTGAAGTGTTCGTAGATTTGATCCTCTGGAATAACCCAGTAAGTGTGTGGCTCAGGCCAGCCAGTTCCACCCTGATTTGGTGTGCCAACCTTATCTGCCCTGAGTTGCCTGAAGCACTCAATGAACAGCTTCTGGTTCTTACCCTTTGGCTGTTTCTTTCTGGCGTCTTCAAGTTCAGTCTCGTCTGCCTTCTCGATCACACAAGTTGTGATGTCATCACCGTCGGGATCTGTTCCAAGGATTGCCACATTTAATTTAAAGCTAAACGCAGCTCCCCCCTCCAAGTCTCTCTGCTTTGTTGAGAGTGCAGTGCGAATGCCTGAACCCTCGTCAACCTCAAGCTCTATCTCCGTATCCAACGCACCTCTCAGTGCCGACGATCCCCTCGCACCCCGACTTGTATCCTTCCCAGAGTGATGCACAATCATCAGGTGCGCCCCAGATATATTGCGGAGCAAGTCACAGTTCTTAATGAATTGAGACATATCCTCCGACGTGTTTTCATTTGCACCAGCCATTGCACGACTGAGTGTATCCACGACAATCATGGCAATCTCACCTTTCTCATCCCGAATCTCATCACACAGCTTCTCCAGTGTGGGTAAATCAACTTCCGTGTTAAACAAGTCAACTGGGCTGGGTCTCACGGCAAGTAACGCATTCTCATCACCGTAATGTTCCTTGAGGGCAAACACCCTGTTCCTGAAACTATTGCCACCCTCAGTTGCAAGATAAAGAACAACACCCTGGGTTATTCTATTGCCGTTCCACTCCCGACCAGTGGCAATGTGCCAAGACATATCTAACGCTAGGAACGACTTACCAGTGTTGGATGAGCCGTAGAGACAGCTCAGTTGATTAGATCCAAGCCAATTCTTTATGAGATAATTATTCGTGAGGATTGGCTCTGCGTCGTCAGCCCAGAACACCTTGTCCTGATATCGCTTTGGTGTCAGTGCATCAATCACAGCCTCAGCTCCACCACGCACCCAGACATCATTGAAGTCCATATCCTTTGGTGGCAGGAGGTAATTGACACCGTGGTCAGCCTTACAAGCCTCAGCCCCTTTTATCCCTGGGTCATCATTGTCAGCACAGACAACGATCTTTGCATCTGGCTTGGCTTGCATGATTGAAGCCACAACCGACGGCAAGTTATTAGCGTTGAGAGCAAAGACACAGGGCTTTGACGTGGCCTCCGACACCGAACAGGCTGTAGCCCAACCCTCAGCGACGTAAGTGAAGTCTGAGATTGTACCCCCAACCACACTGAAGTTGCCAACGATGGGCATTCCCTTGCTAAATTTCTTGACACCCTCACCGTCTATTGTCTGACTGCCAACCTTCTTACCCTCAGAATTAATGATGGGTATGATGAGGTTGTCACCTGAAATCAATGCGTTGTGTTGCTTGATGCGTTTCTTTGTGAGGTATGGATGTATTTGCTCAGGCCAATCTATTTCTTTTTTTATGTGTGTGACTTCACTCTTCTCGAACCTTGGGTATAAACCCTGATCCCTGAGATTTTCAATAATAGATTTCCAGTCATTGCACTGGCGACACTGAACCTTAACCTCGCCATTGTAATTACTAATCCAGAACCTGTCCTTGCCTCCACAAGATGGACAGGCTCCATGCCACTCGCCTTTTGCAATTTGTTTTAAATTTAACGCACTTATTATATTTCCTGAATATTCATCCCAATGTGCGTTGTTTTTGTTTCCCTGATGTTGTACCATTTAATTGCCGCCTCGCAATATATTGTGTTTCGTTGATGGTAGTTCAGCCCCTTACAGCCTCTCCAAGCTATCCCGAAGGGGCTGAACTTTTTTTATACCTTCTTAAAAGGGAATCTCGTCATCCAAGATTTCCTCAAGTTTTGCGGCTGGCTTGCTCGCAAACGGATCATCCGTCGTGTAGCCATCCTGAACTTCGAATGGGTCGTTGCTCTCCTTCTCTGGAGCTAACTCCAGAACTTGGATTGCCCTTATCCTCAGCGAGACCCCATAGTTCTCCTCGCCAGTATTGTAAGGAACAACTGTCACAGCGATGTTAGCCTTAGACCCAGTTGTCAGCCTGAAGTCCTCTGGTAACTTATTTCGCTTTGCATCCACTTGTGATGGTGGACGAGTTTTGTCTGAGCCATACTTGGCCTTCAGCGTACACTTGCCAATATACTGAACTGATCCGTCGTCAGACTTCTCAGTTTTCGCTGGCATTCGCTTTGGCTTTTCAGGCCACTTGTTTTTTGTATCCATAGCGACTGCGTTCTTATACGCCTCCTTACAGACACGGCTCAGGTTTAGTGCCTCCTCTTTATCCATGATGAACGACGTATCATATGCAGCTCCGTCGGCATCCCAATTACATGAGACTGACCTCCGCTCACCATTATCAAACCGATAAGGCTGATTTAGCCGTGGATATAAAATTGAGACATTACTTATAATATGTTGCATTTTGCAACTCCTTCTTGGTTTTGCGTAGCACCCCTACGCTGGGATTTCAAAATCAGTCTTCACCATCCACGAAGGGAGAGCGATGGTGTTAACTTCAGGCCAACCTGTGGTGTAGTCACCAGTCATGTCAGCCTCCTTCATAATCTTTAGGGTATCCATCATGCGCCTTTTGGCGTGATCTAAATACTCCCCAGATAATTCATGAACTTGTACTATAAACGGATTTTGCTTCTCAATGCAAATAAATAAAAATCTATCGACTGTGTGACCGTACAGCTCCAAACAAAATTTATAAAAACTTGCCTGAACATCATAAGAGTAATCCCTGACAGCCTTTGCAAATCCTCTGGGAGATGCGTCCTGGCAGGTCTTTATATCAAATACTAAGTTCTTGTGCGACAGCAATCCATCTGGCCGACACTTTAAATCCAAGTTATAAACTGGTTCCCTCACAAAGTATGAGGCTTCCTTGGTTGCATGTTTGTCAGTGATAAGTTCAGCGACGTGTGGCGTAAACAGAGCGGCCTGAGCCATTTGTTCAGCCAACTGATATTCTTTCTTGGGCAGTAATATCTTCCCAGCAAAGTCAGCAGCTTCCTTCATAGATGTCCAATCTTTGCCACGCCTTGTCTCCGTACCCTCCACAACTAAATTTAGTTCTGGCTGTAAAAGTATTGCGTGGACGGCTGAACCTAAGTCAAATGCATGAGATTCCTTCCGCACCCTATTCTTCCAGTGTGCAAGTGTGGACGATGCGACGTCCTTTACATCACTGGAAGAATACCCAGGGTGGCGGTGGTAATCGTCGTTTGACATTTCATAGTCAACAGTCATTTCTTTGAACTCAATGTGAAGAACTCCAGAAATGATTCTAAAATAGTTTTAGGTTTCGTGGCTTCAGCAATCTCCTCACGAATCACTTCGACAATGTCGTAGCTCGGCTCTCTCTTATACAAAATATAATTAGCCTGATTGTAAGTAATTTTATTTGCCTTTGCGATTTCCTTGGTGGTCAGTGATAAATCATCGTTCATCCTAAAGACCCGATCAATCAGCTTCTGATTGTACTTGCTCTCTCTAGCCATCCGCTCTCTCCATCCTATCAAGGTACTCAGTAATTGCCTGTTCAATCGTAGCGGTCTTGGAAATCCGCGTCTTGTTGCGATAATTATCAAGCCGATCATAAACGTCACGCCTCAAGCGAACAGCCACCTGTTGCGTATTCGGTTCTACTTGTACTGCCATTTTGGTTCTCCATTATTGTAGCATAGCTATTGGCTACACTAGCAAAAAATATAGTTCAATAGCACTTTTATTATTTTTCCCAAAATATGCTTGCTTGTGTTTGCTAGCAAAAAATGGTATACTCTATATATAGTGATTCGTTTCAGGGAGGAACAAATGAGAATCAAGAAGTCAAAGTTGAAGAAACTTCTCAGAGATAAGCCTAAGAGAGGCACTCTCAAGAAGTCACAGCCATACTTCGTGTGGTTGGGTCTAGGTCACCAGGTCTCTGGTTGGAGAATTGTGTGGGCATTCACTGGTCGTAAGTGGGCTACATATAAAGTAGCCAACACTGAAATCAGAAAGCGCATGAGGCTTTCCGATTGGAATGCCCTTCGAGCTGAGGAGATTGTGTAATGCGTGAGAGTGATATCAAACGCATGGTGCGGAGGTGCATGAACGTACTCAAGAAGAAAGAGTACGAGCTTGACCTCTGCAAGTCCGATGTGGATAAAGCTGTCAAAAAAACAAGGGTTGTCAGTAAGCCTAATCGAAGTGCTAGTTACTATGATCCAAATTGGTTTGTCATGCAGATAAATTTAAATCCTTGGCCTAACTGTGATAGATCACACTACAAGCCAGAGTATAAATCTTATGACAAAGATCCTGTGATTGGGGGGAGACAAATTGAAACCTTAGAGCAATCTCTTTGGTTGACTGTCGCCCACGAAGTTTCGCACTATGTGCAATATCGTCACTGCCCTCGAATAAAAAGGTTTCGTGGCAAATATCAAAAGTCACACGGTGATTGCTTCAAGCAAATCTACCGATACCTGAGAAGGGATTTTATAAATCCTATGCTTGATGGTTGATCACGCAGTCCAATCGATCTGCTAATTTCTGCCAACCATAGTCTTGGCAAGTAATCCGACTGGCGAGTAAATCCCAGTCGGATTTTTTCATGTCACCCTCGTGACCCCACGATATTAATTCCATAAATTCTTTTCTCGATGGCCTGTTGTAGAGTGCCTCAGAGTCTACAATCAAACAAGTAAACTCCCGACCAATCCTCAGCAGGATGTAGGACAACCCACCAGCCTTGCGATATTCCTTAGACCACATTGACTGGTTCAGCGTTAAACCTGAATTAATTTTATCACGAGGCCACTTCTCCAGAAACTTTAATTCAATCCAACCAGACTGTTCACCCTGGATGAAATGCACGTCTGGCATTCCCTTACCACAGCTATTCTCAACGCGGTACATTTGTAGTGGTAAGTTATTCCTGACGTTCTTCCAGAAATTCTTTTCTGACATTATTACTCCATAAACAAAGACTTCGGATCTTTGGTTATGATATCAGCTAAATTCTTTTTGTCACGCAATGCCTTAATAATTTTTGTGTCGATAGATTTCTGACACTCAATATCAATGTAAGTTACGTTGCCTGTCGTGCCAATACGATGGCATCTATCTTCTGACTGAAGCCTTTGCTCCAGATCAAAACTATTGGAGTAGTAGATTGCATACTCAGCCGCAGTTAAGGTCAGGCCAGTTCCACCAGCCTGTGGATTGGAAATAAAGTACCGAACTTTATCATCATTCTGGAAGCGGCTCACAGCTTCCTCCCTGTCGTCGTCAGACACCCCTCCGTGGTAACTAACCGCCTGAGAGCCTAATAGCCCCTCTATGGCCTTTAAATCGGCTCTGAACCGCGCCCAGATAATAACTTTACCTGTAATATTGGACAGCACCTCCTCCAAACCCTTCAACCTCAAGTTGATTTTATCGATTGGCTCGATGCTGTGTTCGGTTGGAAACCAGCCACATAATATCTGCTGTAGCCTGAGAAGCCGTGTAATCGCCTCTGGAGCTTGCATCTCCTCGCCATTTAGTTCCGTAATGAAATCCCTCTTCAGCTCGTTGTAGAGCTTCTCCTGAGCCTTAGACATACTAACGTAATGCCGTTGGTATATCTTCGCTGGTAAATCCAGGCAGTCTTTCTTCAAAACCCTGTAACTACTTTGCTTCACTTTCTCTGTCAGCTCCTCAATATTTTGGTAGGCAACAATCTGTCTATTCTCAAATCCACCCATGATACAGTACCTAGCCCTAAACTTATAGAACGCAGTGAACCCCAGAATGTCTGGGTTCAGAAACTTGAACTGAGCAAATAAGTCTTCTGGGCCTTTTGTGACTGGTGTACCTGTCAGGATACGTCGGCATACAGCGGAGCGACCAAAGAACGTAATGAGCTTTGTTCTCTTTGCTCCTGGCGTTTTGATTTTACTACTCTCATCCACAACCATCATGACCTTGTTGTTCTTTAAAACTTTCATCATGGCCTTCTGTGCAACTGCTGATGTGAACGCCTCCACATTAAAACTGAAGATTCGAAGTCCATCTTTATATTCCAGAACCGCGTCAAAATTCTCTTGTTGTTTCTTTTTCATCTGAGCTGAGTAGAATGTAGCCTTGTAGTCACAGGCCATGTGGATGGGAACTTCCTTGTTTACCCAGTTTCTGTGAACCCCATTTGGAGCTATGACCACAAGTGTGTCTATCTTTTCATTGAGGTACAGGTAAGCTGCGGTATCGAGTGCAACCTTTGTCTTGCCTGTACCCTGCTCCATGAGCAGTGCAAAGTTGCGTTTACGTCTGGATTCCATGAAGACCTTGAGCTGGTGGGCAAATGGCTTTGTCTTAAATTTAAAGTCGCTCACTGTGTTTCATCCAGATATGTGTCAACCACGATTGATCTTATGAAGTCAGCGACAGTGCCGCCCTGTGGTGAGTTCTTAAATAGCCAGTGGATTTGATCTTCTGTGAGGTTCTCTATGATCTGACCCAGGCAACCACGTTTTATTCCTGTACTCTGATATGAGCTTATAATGCTTTTCTTTTTCTCAAGTGGATTTTGGTTTTTCTTTGCCGCTGGGAGGTATCCCTTCCTTCGCATTCTAATAATACACTGACTTACTTTGTTTACATCCAATTTTACTTTTTGTGAAATGGCTGAACATGGTAAGCCGTAAAATGCCAGTTCCCTAATTTGATCCCACTGTGGTAATCTCTTACTCATCTGTATTCTCCCTCAATATCATTTCTGCTAGTGCCTTAATACTTTTTGTTTCTTCTATTTTTTGAGACAGTATAGTCTGCTCACTTTGAATTATGTCTACAATGTGCATAATCCGTCTTGCCGCTTTTCTTGTAGTTTCTCTGCTCAATTTACCTGCTCCTTTTTTATAGTATTTCCATATTTAAAAACATGCCCAGACTTTCCTGCAAACGACCCTTTGCAATTTCAACGTATTCTGGGTTTAGCTCACACAGAATAGCATTTCGATTTAAGTTGTTTGAAACCTGTGCAGTTGTGCCTGACCCTCCGAATGGATCTAGGACTGTGCCACCCTCTGGGCATCCTGCCAGAATACATGGCTTAATAAGCTCTGGTGGGTACGTTGCAAAGTGTGCCTCCTTGTATGGCATAGGTGAAACAGACCAGACAGAGCGTTTATTTTTTGTCTCGTAAGATTTTTCAAGTCCACTGTGTGGCTGTAAACCAGTTCCCTCATTGTGATATTTCCCACTTGACCTATCTCTTGTACCCCAATCCTGCTTAACTTTTTCTTTAATAGCCTCACTGTCATAATAATATTTTGGAGACTTGCTCAATAGGAATATATACTCGTGAGCTTTTGTGCATCTGTCCTGCACACTTTCTGGCATTGGATTAGGCTTGTGCCAGATAATATCCTGACGCAAATACCAGCCATCAGCTTGCAGTGCAAAAGCCACACGCCAAGGAATACCAATAAGGTCTTTTGTTTTTATATTTGCTTTATGGAGTTCAGATAGGCTTCTGTTATTTGCTGGTGCGTTGTTACGCCCTTTCCTTTGAAACTCTGGACTTGCTCTAGCATAACCATTGATACTGCAATAACTATCTCCAAGGTTTAGCCACACTGTGCCATCGTCACGCAGAACACGCCTAACCTCACGAAATAACTTTACTAGATTTTCTGTAAATTGATCTGGTGTTTCTTCCATACCAAGTTGATCTGTAATTCCATAATTTCTTAATCCAAAATAAGGTGGTGAAGTCACACAAGTATTCACAGACTTTTCTGGTAGGTCTCTTAACCTATCCAGGCAATTTCCCTGTAATATTTTTATTGATGACATTATAGTATCCACTTCACTTGAGTTTCTTTTTCGTCTTTCTTCCAGACAAACCATGCGAAGGCCATGACACCTCCAGACTTGAACTTGCCATCGACATTAAATGAAAGACGCTTTGAAAATACCCACACTGTGCTTGGTGGATGTTTACTGAAGAACTCACCACGTTTAACACCCTCCAAGAATTGCAACCTAACCAAGAGTGCAAGTTTGCTTGCCCCAAGGTCAATTGCCTTCTCAGCAAATTCATGTGCCAGTGAAAATGGTGGGTTCGTAATAATATCTGGTGCGAGAAGTTTTGTCTCCATTAGGAAGTCCACGTTTGACTTCCCAAAACCGTAGTCAATTAAATCTGTTGATATGACGTTGTGAGACCTCTTCTGTAGAACCTTGGATATTGCACCATCGCCACAGGCTGGCTCCCACACGTCTTGACTAAAAAACTCCCTGTTTAAGAGAGCCTCAGTCGCATAGTCTGGAGTTGGGTAGAAGTCATTTGCATTACGCTTCTGACTTCCATCCGACCCAGTAATTTTGAGTATTGAACTCATGCCGCCATTTTCTGACTGTATCCGTAGATACGAGCAGAAAGAGATTTGGTAACTCTTGTGTGAGCCTTCATAAACTGACGTGTTAGTTTTTCACGCACAGCCTTCATGTCAAGGGTCTCACGCTCAGATTCAGAAATCACCACATAGTGCTTGTCACCAGAATAAGTGCCAGCACCAGACGCCTTGAGCGAATCAGTCAACTCTTTTTCACGCTTTGCTAATTTAGAAATTTCTGCTTTAATTTCAGCTAATTCGTTTACAATCTTTTCCATTTTTGTTTCTCCCAAAATAAATGAATGAGAGACAGATATCATGCAATTGATAGTAAAGCAATAGTAAAAACTATTTTATTTAATTAATTAGACAGCGGATTATCGAGTGCCTCCTGGAGCCTCTCGTTTAATTGATCCTCAAGCTTATTCATGTCAGCCTCAACATTATTCACAGTTTCTCGCATGGTATCCCTGACATCTTTCTCGCTTTCTCTGATGAGACCTTCCACCTCCCTGATTGAAGTGGTGACATCTTTCTGCACTTGGTTCATTTCGTTCAGGACGTCTTCGAGTACAGAGTCTATTGAGTTCTGTGTCTCTTTTATACCGTCATTTGATTTGGTAATCTTAGCGTCCATACGATCTATCATAACCTCTAGCTTCATCAAATCATCTCTGAGCTGGTTTTTGATATCTCTGGTATAGACAATTGCATCATCGAGCTTACTGATTGTAAGTTCATTACTTGCCTTGATCTCATCAATATCAATCTCTTGGACTACTTCTCTTAGGTCGATATAATCAAAATAAAATTCATACCCAACATATGCAGAGCCAGCTAAGGTACTCAGTGCTGTGACTGCAATACCAATCTTACCAAAGCCAGAAAACTTTACGCCACCTACTTCCATGTCAGCCATAATCTTCTCCTAATCTTCAAACGATAAGTCAGAACCTAATTCACGCAACCTATCAATCTCTTGTTGAAGTCTAGTCAACTCCAACTGCTTTAATTTTAACTCTAGCTCATAGAGCCTATTACAATCAATTCGAGAGCCTTTATTCCTTCTTCCAAGTGGGATTGTGAGCGTTGCAAACACGCCAATATCTCCAGTTTTCTTTCTGCTCTCTATTGTACCCCCTTGAATCAGACTTGTAAGACCCACACTTAAATTAGTCGCGCTACCAAGTGCCATCGAACAATCAAGCTCACCTGCTCTAAAAGAGTCAGACTGATAGTTATTACCCATATTCGGTAGGGATAAGCTAAGAGAGTTAGACGCACTATCAGCAAAAACACTTACAATACTGCATCCTGTTATTTGTATAAAAAAAATAATAAATAACCATATTTTCATTTATTCTACTTTAGAGCAAATCCTCGAAGTGATTATGGTTCTCTGCCCTTCTCCCTTGAAAGATTTAGAGCTTGTGCAAATATATGTTACTCTCTCTAAGTCTGAATTTCGTATGTATACCTCAAACGGATATTTTTTTGTGTGTTTTACCTTAATTAATTTTGATGTTGAAGCGAATGGTATTTCTTTCCAATCGCCTGAGAATACTCCAATTTGAAAATACGAAGTATCGTCACGCCTATTCCACAAGAGCATCTTTGTTACAGAAACGCCTTGAATATGAGAATATCCAAATTTTGGATATGCAGGTGTCATCTCATGCGCTTGAGCTTGAAACCCAAGCAACATAAACATTAATACTACTTGGCGATACATTCAGCTACGATTTGCGCTGTGTAAGACCCACTAGGAAATGCACGATTATATCCATAGGTAGCGGTTGATGCTACTGTAAAAAATGTTGTTCCTGCTAATGTCATATCAAAAGTTGTTTGATTTCCCACGACTACTTTTGCGCCATTATAGGCACTCATTCCTGCAACGCTGCCAGAAGTATAGACGCTACTTCCTGTCCAAGCTAATGTATCGGACAAAGAAGGCGAAGAACTAAAGCTATTCGGATGAGTAATTTTTACTTTATACTTATCTGCTGTTCCAATAGTAGTTTTTATAACAGCATCTTGCCCTCCATCTGCGGCAGCAGTTGAAAGTTTCCATATATTTGGCACACCATATTGACCTGGGGTTGTCGTCACAATCGAGCAACTTGCCTGAACTGTTCCTGTGATTGGCGAATTGACTGCC